AATAGTCCCTGTGGGACACCATCTCAAGTCTGTGACTTGATCCACCGCAAACATTATCCCTGAATAAGAAATGGCTGCTCCATTTCAGAATTATTCCGGCGGTGTCCTACTCGCGGACATCGTAAAAAGGAATAATCTCAGCACTTATGTGTCTGAGGCCATCAAAGAGCGCAGCTTGTTTATCAAGTCTGGCGCTGTCATCCGTAACGGACTTCTCGATTCACGTGAAGGCGGTACCCGCATCCAAGTCCCCGAGTTCAATCCTGTATCTCCAACTGAGGAGATCCTGGACGGAACAGCAACATGGGGCACCAGTTCTGGTGGTTACCTAACGCCACAAAAGATCGGTACTGGCACTCAAATTGCAACCATCTGCCATCGCGGTTTTGCGTATGCCGTAGATGACGTTGCGGTATTGGCTGCTGGTGAAGATCCAATGCTTCACATCCGCAACCAGCTGGCTGATGCAATCAACAAGCTGAACAGCGCACGTCTGTTCTCACAGCTTGCTGGATTGTTTGGCACGGCACTTTCTGCCAACGCACTGGACAAAGGTAAAGGTGCTGCTTCTGGCGGCGCTGAAGCCAACTTCCTGACTGCTGCAACAGTGGCAGAAGCCCGCTCCAAGCTTGGAGAGCGTGGTGAAGAGCTGGACACTCTGATTGTTCACCCTTCCGTTGCTTACTACCTGTATCAGGTAGGAATGCTGACCTTCTCTACTTCAGCACTCGCCGCTGCTGGCGCAGTGACCTGGGGTGGTGGTGGCGTAGGCATTGGCGCTCGTGAAGTTGGTGAGTTTGCCGGTATGCGCGTTGTTGTTGACTCACAGGTCAACACCGTTGCTCCTGGTACGTCTGGCCACCAGAAAGAGTTCTACTGCTATCTGGTTAAGTCAGGCACCATTCTTGAAGGTGTGCAGCAAGATCTTCGGATTGAAGCTGATCGCAACGTCCTCTCGAAGCAAGACGTGCTTTCTGTGGATTACCACAGCACCTATCACGTGATGGGCACTAAGTGGTCTGACGCTGGTGACAACCCCACCAACGCCAACCTGGCTACCGCTAACAAGTGGGCCGCCACTTATGACATCGACCTGATCCCTATGGTTCAGTTGACTGTCAACACTCCGCTGGATACCAGCACCATCTGATCTTGATCAGAGCAAAGGCCCTACCATTAGGTGGGGCCACCTTATTATTGCCTTATGGCTGCCACGATCAACGCCACACTCAAGAGCGCAACAGCCAACAGCTTTGTGACGTTGGCAGAAGCAGATGCGTATTTTGAAACCGTCCCAAGCTCAACGCAGTGGGATAACAAGCAAGACGACAACAAAAACCGTGCATTGATTTCAGCAACACGCTGGATCGACACATTGAATTTCTACGGTGATCGTTGCGATGCAGACCAAGCTTTGAGCTGGCCTCGCAATAATTATCACGTTGATCGAGTTGAGTTAACTTGCAGTGCCATCCCAGCAGACATTAAGTACGCTACTTATGAGCTGGCGCGTGCATTAGCAAATGACACGGACTCGATTACAGGGACTACCGGCGATACGGGGTTATACGAAGCCGTCAAACTTGGAGAACTCGAAGTCAAGTACAACACTTCTAGCCAAGCTACCGGAACTGTTAATAACGTATTCGACGTTTACCCTTGGCTGCAGTCTTATCTTGGTGCTTATTGCCTTGGAGGTTCTGGCTCTTATCAAGTTCGTACTGTGAGGGGTTGAGATGCCAGGAGCACTAGACAGTTTATTCAAAAACGTTGCCAAATCAGTTGTAGCTGATCTAGGCAAATCTCTTGACACGACAATCACCTACACCCGCAAGGTATCGCCAACGTATAACACCAGCACTGGCGCGTTAACTACGACAGACACGTCTTACTCTTTTGACGCACCAATCGAATTTGTCGATTCCGAAGAAGAGGAAGGACGCGAAGAACGCAAAGCACGTTTATACATTACTCCCGATCAGATTGGGGACAACCAGCCTACTTTTGAGGACGAAGTAAGTCTTAAGTATGCGGGTTCCAATCGTGCTGCCCAGATTACTGATGTCCGCAGTTACAAGGGCGGGCAAGAGTATCTGTTCGTTTTATTGGTGCGGTTCTAATGGCCAAACGTGCTGGAATAGACCAGATTATGCCTGATCTTGACGCACACATGCAGGAAAGTTTTAATAAACTTACCCGTGAAGTAATGCGAAAACTTGCGACTAAAAAACGCAGTCCTGTTTATACGGGGTTCTTCGCTTCAAGCTGGAAGGCGGATAGATACAAAATTCAGCCTACTGATGAGCTTGAACAGCCTTGGCTAGGGATTAAGCGCAAAAAAAGTGCTGATCGTAAAAACAAGGATTACAAGATTGACCCTCGTTTCTACCCACCTGATGAGGGGTTTAATTACAAGCGACGTGTTTTTATTGGCAACAAGGTCAAATATGCAGTTTGGGCGCTAGAAGATGGAAGAATACAACGTTTTGTTCAAAGTACAGAAATGAAAGAACTGGTCAAGCGCAACTTTAAAGAGCGTCGTAGAGCGTTGATCTCTGTTGCGGGTAAAGGGGGTGTTGGTAAATTTGGATCATTTAAAGGCAAGACCTATATTGACTACAACGAGGTGGCGCAATGACTCTTGCAAATGCTCGCGCTGCCTTTGAAAAAGTTGTTACTGATGCCGTAGCAGCGGCTGACAACACAGTTTTGATGGTTTACGACAACGTGGCATTTACGACGCCTGGTAAGACTAAAAAGTACATTTTGATGACGGTTAGCTTTGGGCAGTCAACGCTTCAGAACCAAGGTGCAGCGCAGGATTACTACGCTGGAACGATTCAATGCAATGTCTATGTACCCAAGTCTGCTGGCACAGCAGTGCTTTCAGCAATTAGCGAGTCAGTTATTGACGGTCTAACTTCAGTCAACGCCAGCGGCTATACCGATACGTTTAGCAGCAACCCCAGAGTGCTGGACATTGTTGGGCCTACACCGTTAAACATTGAAGACAGATCGCACTTTGTTGGGGTGATTTCTTGCCAATTTACGGCAACAGCGTAGTATTCTATTGAAAGCGGGTAATTCCTCAATGCGAGCTGTAGAGCTTCTTCGCAACAAGTTTGGTGTCAGTCAGCTGTACAAGCACGCAGTCGAGCAGAACGGCGAGGTGGTGCTGGAGGTTTACTGGCACCCCTTGACCATTGCCGAACGCGAGTCAATTCAGAAGAACGCTGATTCAGAGGACTCAAATGATTTTGCGTTGAGCATGATGATTCGCAAGGCATTAGATGCCGACGGCAAGCGGTTGTTTCAGGACGGCGAGAAGGCAGTGCTGAAGAACTCAGTTGAAGCAGGCGTGCTTCAAGACATTCAGCTTGCCATGCTGTCTTCTGGCGCGGAAAACAAAGTGGAGGAAGCTAAAGCGGACTTGAAAAGCGAGTAGCGACTGGTTTTTTATTTTTTTTCTTGCCGAGAAGCTTGGTATGACGGTTAGTGCGTTAACGCAGCAGCTAACTCAGGAGGAGTTGGTGAGCTGGTCAGCGTATTACTCGTTGAAGAACGAGCAAGAAGAAAAGGTTAGAGACCAAGCGAAGATGGTTCAGAGGGCCAAAATGCGATAGGCACGATAGACTTGGCTGAGCAGTCGTTGCGCGTTCAGCCATGGCCGATTATGGCATTAACATTGGCGTAAACGTACAAGCGCAGAGTGTCACTCGTCTGACGAATCAGCTAAAAGAGCTGATTGCGATAGAGAAAAAACTTAAAGGCGAGCTAAAACAGGCCGGAGCTAGTACAGAAAAGTTAAACAAGCAGTTAGAGAAGAATACTGAACGGCAAAGAAAAAACAAACAAGCAGCTATTGACTCTGCTAAAGCTTTTGCAACTGGCTCGGCTCAGGTTAGAAAAAGCTCTGCTGCTTTGGCTGAACAAAGCAAGCAGCTAGATGCTTACCGGAGAGGCGTAAAGTTTGGCTCAGGAGCTTGGGCTGACTTCACCCGTGCCATCGTCAAAACTGATTTTACTCGTTCAATTATTCAGTTAAGACGATTAAACAAGGAAGCAGAGACTACTGCTGCTGCCTTTAGAGACATGGCAGCAGGTGGCGGGCGTTCCGGAGCGCAGTTTGCGAAAGGTCAGTCAATTCAAGATTTGCTTGCGTTTAAGCCTGCTAATACAACCAATGCTCTTCGTAATTATTCAGAAACACTGCAGGGCGTTATTAGTCAGGTAGACCGGGGCACTGCAGAGTATCGAGAGTTATTTGCAGCTATTAGGCGAGTTAATGAAGAATTGGCGCGACCTCCTGGAATTGCAACCACTCAATACAGCGCACCAATCGGTCCTGAACCAGCAAGGACAGGTTTTGCTGCTAGTGCGATTCAAGGGGGAAGAAGGATTGCAGGTTCTCCTATTGCTCGCAGTCTTCGTAATCGCAAGCTTGGTGGAGCGGTTGGCGGTGGATTGATTGGCTGTGCTTTTCCGGCACTGTTCGGTCAAAGTATGCAAGCAGCGGCACTAGGCGGCATCGGTGGTGCGGCTGGTGGTGCTATTGGCGGTCAGTTTGGATTTGCACTGGGAATCCTTGGTACAGCGCTTGGAGAAGCTGTTGACAAGCAAATTAAATTTAACAATGCACTTAAAGAATTAAACAGATCGTTTGTCCAAGCCGGCAGCGAAACAAAGCTTTTTGCCGAAGACATTGACAGACTTGCTAAGCAGCTAAAAATTACTAAAGAAGAAGCATTAGAACTTGCTGGCGCATTTAAGTTTCTTGGTGACCCAGGCCTTACCACAAAAGCTGCTGCATTATTTGGCTCAAAAGCTGTATTTAATCGTATCGCTGGAATTAAAGACGAAGCTACATTTTCTGCTGCAATTCTTGGCATTGCTGAAGATTTTAATGATGAAGAGGCCAAAAAGTTATTCTTCCAAACCAAAGGGCTTAGCTTTGACGAAAAAAGGCAGGCTATTGCTGTTGCTCTTAACAGGCTGAAAAAAGAAGAAGTTCAGCTAACTAAGCAAGAAATTAGAGCGCGTGGCACAACGTTTAGCAGGCGGGCTTTCCGAAGAGGAACTCGTGGGTTTGCAGTAGAGGAAAGGACTCCTGTTACCGAGCAAGAAGCAAGAACGATTACGGATCCACGCGCACAGCTTCTTGCATTGTTAGATACAGATACAAAAACGATTGCTGATCCAACGATTAACCTCAAAAAACGACTTGAGATTGTTCGCGGTCGAATAAGTGCAGAACAGGAGCTGCTTGGGCTGCAAGGCAAGCAGTCACGGGCAGCAAAGATTATTTTGACTCGTGAGCTTGCGAGGACAAAAGCAAACGCGGTCGCCACAGCAGAGCTAGAGAAGTATGGCGATCAAGAAGATCAAAATTTAATTAAAGCCAGAGAGTTTGGCGAGATTCAGGCGGCAAATCTCAAGTTTGAGCGGGACGCGCTTGAGCTTGCGGAAAGAAGCCTTGAACGAACTAAGAACATTGCAAGACCTCTTCAAGATCAGCTTGATGCAATTAAAGACAAAGCGGCTTTTGAGCGTGAGTATGGCGAGCTAATTCGTTCTGGTGTTATTCCAGCGGTTGCTCAACAGACAGTTCAAATAAACAAGCAAGTCAAGGAAATCGACAGGTTAAAAGAAAAGCAGAGCGATGAGCTTGATTTCCATATTCTTAATCTTGAGGCTCTAAAGGGAAAAGCGGAAACCTCAGAGCTTGAAGCAAAGATCCAGGCAAAGATAAACCAGCTGTTGGAGCGCAGGTTGGAGTTAGAGGGCAAAGCTGAACAAGCTAAAGGTGCCGCTCGTGATGCTGCTAAGACACCTGCAGATCGAATTCAGGCTGAGATGGATCGTGTTCAAGCCATTCTCAACGATTTAGTCGACCCTGCAAATCAAGTCATTCTTGCTGCACAAGCGATTGGAGATGCGTTTAGCGAATCATTTAAAGGTCTAATTGCAGGCAGCATGTCTGCTCAAGAGGCGTTAGCAAATCTGTTTAGCCGCACGGCAGATCACTTTGCGGACATGGCAGCGCAAATGATTGCTCACGCCATCAAGATGCAAGTTTTGGGAATTGCTCTAAACATGTTTGGTTCGGCAGCTAGTGCTGGTGCTGCTGCTAATGGTGCTGCTGCTGCTCCGGCAAGCAAGGCTGGTACGTTAACAACTGGTCCGCTCCCTAACCTTGGTTCAGGGCCTTCTTTCGGGAGTGTTAGCGATTTTGCCCCTGCAACAATTCTTCCCGCTCAAAGATTTGCCCAAGGTGGTTTTGTTTCTGGCCCAACTCGCGCATTAATCGGAGAAGGCGGTGAATCTGAATACGTCGTTCCAGCAAGCAAGATGAATGAAGCCATGGGACGTTATGCCCGTGGTGCTCGTGGCGCTGCTGTTATTCCTGATGGTTCTGGTGGTGATGCAGGTGGCGAAATGGGTGGTGGCGGTGGTTCCATTGACGTGACTTACAGCGTGGAACGGATCAACAACGTCAATTACGTCACTGCTGCTGAGTTTGAGAGGGGAATGGCTCAAGCGGCTAAGCGTGGCGCTGAAATGGGCAAACGTGGTGTTTACAGTGACCTCGTGAACAAGCGCAGCATTCGCAGCAGGGTTGGCATATGACACTTGAAGCCATTACGACGTTTATCAGAATTTTTGACGGCAACGACGACGAAATCCACAGGTTTCAAAACAGCAACACGTCTTCAGAGGTGACGTACACCCCTGATGCTCAAAAAGATCCTGTTAGTTGTTTTACTGGTACTCGTGATTCCTTGTCGTACCCATACCTGCCATTTGTTTACAACGGAGCGACCAAGAGTATTGCAGGTGACAACATTGAAAGTACTTTGACCTTTGAAGCTACGGCGCTAACCCTGGCTAATGCTTACGAAGCGGTTGAAAGTTTTTATGGCATTGAGGTTATGACTGTCTTGATGGCTCCTGACACCTTTGTTCAAAATCGTCTATTGACTACTGAGTGTTGGGTCATATCTGGCATGAGCTACAGCGTTGAGGGGATACAGCTTCAGTTGAGCACAGCTATTGACGCTGTAACGGCAACCGTTCCAAACAAGGTGCTCCGCTCAGATGTTGTTGGAGCGTTGCCAGTTAGCTCTCGCATCAGCAACGCTTGATTGAGCCGTACCAGTTAATCGGACTGCCTTACAGGCTTGGAGCGATACCTGAAAAGCATGGTGCTGCTGATTGCTTGAGTTTGGCTACAGCTGTTCAGGCTTGGCACGGTATTGACATGCCTGCTCCACAGCGATCGTGGTACAGACGTTTGCGGCGTAAAGATTATTCGGTGTTTTCAGAGCAGCTGCAACGTTGGGGCAGAAAGTCAGGTGACGCTAGAGTAGGCACACTCGGGTTAATCCATTGCCTTGACGGCAGTTATGGGTTGGCTTCTTTCTACGAAGGCGGATGGCTGCAATTCAGAGACCGTC